CACGCGCTTCACCACATTCCGCGCCGTGGCCTTGGACAGGTCCTGCAGCGCCGCCTGGATCTCCCGCAGGCCCTCGATCTTGATCTTCATGGACTAAGCCTCCGCCCGCGCCACGGCAACGAACTCGGTGACGACGCAGCGGCCGAGCTCGCGCACATCGACGATGTTCCAGATCCGCCCGCCACAGACGATCCGGTCTTCGATCGTCAGGTCGGCACGGTAGCGGATCTGGAAGGTCATCATCGCCTGGCCGCTGAGCTGTTGTGCGGTGAACCGCTCGGTGCCGCGGTCCGGCCGTTGCTGTGCCTCCAGGGTGGCGATGTCGGTCCAGGTCTCGACTGGCTCATTGAAACCATTCGACGTGCTGTTCGTCACCCGCTGAAGGGTGATGGTGCGATCGAGCTTGCCCGCCCTCATATCGGCCTCACGCTGCGGCGGAAGGAATCCAGGTTGCCGACCAGATGCGGGATCTCGGCGATCGTCACACCGATGGCGACCAGCTCGCGGTTCTCATAGAGCTGCCCGAGGCGCAGGCGGATATAGCTGCGGATCGGATCGGGGACATCGGCGGGATCGCCAAAGCCGCAGGTGTACTCGATCGTCACCGCAGCGGACTGGCGGCGCACCGCCGGCCAGGCCGTGCCATAGACGGGCTCGACCTGGCCGGGATCGCTATCCCAGGTGAGGACACGATAGGCCGACGCCGGCAGCGTTATCTCGGCGCCGCCCGGCGGCACATAGGCGATTCTCTCAACAGCCTGCAGCGGCGGCAAGGGCAGCTTGATGGCGCCAGCCGGGAAAGCGTCCAGGGTAAGCCGCCAGCTCTGGGTGACCAGCGCCCGGCCGAGCCAGCCGTCAATGCCGTCGATATCCCCCGTTGCCGTCGCGACAAAAACCCTGATCAGCGGATCGTCCGGATGCGGCGGCATCGGCGTAACAGCCGCGCTCACCCGCAAATGCAGGCGCGCCTCCTCAAGCGAGAGCACCGGCGTGGGCGCCTCGCCGATGCGGGTCATTTGCCATGAGCTCATGGGGCGCGCCTTCTTCGGTTACTGCGCGGTGCCGGCCGGTGCCCGGCGGGGACGGCGAGCATTTGGGGCGCCCGCACCCGGTGCAGCGCTCTGCCCAGCGGGCGCATCACCCCTGCCGGCACCTGCGTCGACCTCTCCGCCGGAGCCGCCCTCACCCTGGCCGTTGTCGTCTTCCTCTTCCTCGTCTTCCTCGTCCTCTTCATCGGGGAACAGATCCGTACCGCCGCCGACCTTCTTCTCGGCCTGGCCGGACGTCGGCGTCCTCGGCTCGAGCGGCCGCAGGCACTGCGCGGCAACCAGGCGCTCGAGGGTGTCGCGGTCGAGGACTTCGGGCATCGGCTCGCCGGGATTGACTTGCCGGCCGGTGCGCTTGTCGATGAAGGCGGAGATGACGTCGAATTTCATGACTGTGATCCTCGCTCTGCTTACGTCTATTTGCCTAGTTGAGAGACATTGTCCCCAAATGGGGTAATTGCTATGGATGGTGTTAGGCAGACGCATTGCCCTACAAAATCTGCGTCACGTCATGATTTTCCCTATGGTCATGACGCACTGCGAGTAACCTCGCGATCGGCCGTCGGAGATGCGGGGTTCTCCGACGGCCGCTCACTGCTCCACCATTCGTCAGGTGTGCCAGGGCGGCTATGCGGCCTTCGCCTGCACGACGGAGGCGAGGTGCGGCTCGTTCGAGAACCGTGGCTCGCCGAACAGCAGGATGGCCGCCGGGCCGCCGACGGTGTTGCCGGTGACGCTGCGGGCGCGCAGATAGCGGTGCCCCGGCTTTAGGTTCGTTGCATTGCATTCCAGCGCGATCTGCTTGTTGTCGTTGTTGGTAGCGTGCGCGGCGAGCTGCGTGGCGGTGACCACCGGCTGCACATCATTGTTGAACTGGTCGGTGGTGTCGGATTCCAGTCGGAAATCGATGGTCTCGGCGGCCATGTCGCCGAGGGCGAGCACCGCGACGACGCGGCGATATTTGCTCATGTCGACGGCTCCGGAGAACGAGGCGACATTGATCAATGCGGCCGGGCTGCGCACGCCGACCAGCTTCATGCCCTCGAGGAGTTGCTTGGTAGAAGTCATGTTCGTGATCCTTGGATTCTGGGGGAAAATAGAAAGGGCGGCCGATGCAGCCGCCCAATTCAGAGGAGAGTCTGCCCTCAGCCGGCGCTATGCCGGGATCTCGAGCACGACGAAGGGCGACACCTGATAGCCACCCTCCTGGCGGAACGGCTCGGTCAGCCAGGGCTGGCCGTCGACGTTCCAGAAGATCTTAAACACGGTCTTGTTCTCGAGGAACTTGACGTGCTCGGAGGAGGCGACGAACGGGCCGGAGCCGTCCTTAACCAGATATTGCGAGAAGTCATAGAGGCCGACGTCGCCCCGGCTGCCCAGCTGCGGATTGCGCTGGTTCCAGAAGATCGGATAGCCCATCAGCAGCTGATTGCCGGCGGCATCGCGGGCATTGGGCTGCCAGACCAGGGAGCCGTCACCGCCGGCGCTGGTCGGATTGCGCATGGTGAGCAGCTGCGGCATCACCGACTGCGAGATGCTCCAGATCGGGGAACCGCCCGAGGCCAAGAAGCGCGCCAGCATATTGGTCAGGTCGGCATAGCCGAACTGCAGCGCGACGGCACGATTCACAGCGAGGGCGGCGCCGGATGTCATGGCGCCGAGCGGACCGCCAACACCATTGCCGCGCAGGAATTCGGTGTCCTCATAGGCCGCCATGGCCTCACGAAAATCCCGCTCGATAATTTCTGATGCCGCCGACCAGTTTCGCAGCGTCTTGTCCGTGATGAACAGGTGAGCTGCGATTTCCTGAGGTTCCAGCTTGATCTCTCGCAGCTTGCTGGACGTTTCTGGCTTTGCCCCTCCTTCGGCAACTTTGTAAACCGTCACTCCGCCGAACACGTTGGCGGGCGCGCTTCCGGTTTGATCCTTTGCCGCCAGCGTAATGGCCGCATCCGGCGGAGAGCCGGCAGGGATAACTCTGGCGCGCGGCCGCACCAGTGCGGTCTGCGGTTCGATGCGCAGGATCTCCGAGCGGAACTGCTGCGGGATGGCGAAGCCGCCCAGCGCGCCGGTGTCCATGCGCTGCTCGCCGCGCGGCTCGAAGTCCTGCCAGGACGCAGCCAGGCGCTGATCGCTCGGGCGATAACGCACCGCATGCATGAACTCGCCGAAGTTTTCGAACTGTGTCGACGGCTGCGGACCGGGGACCGTGCCCTGGCCGCGGGCCGCGGCCGGCACGACCTGGCTCGCCGCCTCGAGCCGCTCAATCTCTTCGGCGCGCTCGAGCTGGACTTTTCCGTCCTTTGAGGCGGCCATCAGCTTGTCCCAGGCGGCCTGGTCCTCGGCCGTAGCGGCATAGCCCTCCGCCGACATCGTCTCATATAGCGCCTTCATGTCAGCCGCGATCTGGCCGAGGCGCGCCCTCAGCTTGTCCGTCAGTTTCACGCTCATTCTCCAGATGATGGTTACGCGGCCCGCTGCCGCACCGTACCGCCCTCGCGGCAACTCACACGCACACACCCAACGCCCGAAACTCCGCCTGCACGGCGTCCAGCTGCGCCTGGCGCACCGCCTGCGCCCGCTGGCGGGAGACTTTGCCGTCCACTTCCGCCCGGCCGGCGCCCTGTGCCGATGCCCTGCTGATGCCATAGGCCGCCAGCGTCTCCGCCATCGAGCGCACCTTGTTGATCATGTTCATCGCCTTGGCTTCCGGCGGCGTGTAAACGCGCGCCCAGTTGTCGGCGACATCGCTCGGGGCGATGCCGCGCCCGGCCGCAACATCGGCGCGGAACAGCGCGCGGTGATAGGCGATCATCTTGCGCATATGGTCGGCCGCGTCCGCCGACAGCGGCTCGAAGGCATTGCCTTCGGCCTTCTCAGCAGGATCGGCGATCATGGTCACCTTAAGGCCCATCTGGTCGAGCAGGCCGGATTGATCCACATGCATGCCGTAGACGCCGACAGAGCCGACGGCGGCGCCTGGGCTGGCGACGATCTCGTCGGCCGAGCTCGCTATCCAGTAGGCGGCGGACGCCATCAGGTGGTCGGCCTGGGCAACGATCGGCTTGCGCCCGCGCATGCCCCGCAGCTCATTCGCAAGCTCGGTGACGCCGCTGACAATGCCGCCCGGCGAATTGACGTCCATCACCACGGCCTTGATCGCCGGGTCCTCGATGGCGGCCCGCATCTGCAGACCGATGGTCTGCACCGACGTCGCCAGGCCGAGCACCTCATAGAAGTTCGCCTTCGGAATGATCACGCCGC